CTGTTGTACTATTTCCGACTACGTTGTTTTGGCCGTCTTGGGTAATGTCGAGGTCTAATGTCGCACCAGATTGTGTTACGTAAATGTCGTTAGCATATACCGGTAATGCTATCAACAATAATATGATTATCTTAGCGAACATCTTCCTTCTCCTGTTTAAGTTCCGATAAAGTCTTGTTCCAGTCTTCATCGATTGTAGACCATAGTTCACAAGCGACACCCTCGTGTATCATCTTTAACACAGCGTATTCGATTGTTGAACGTACGGCATAGTTTACTGGCTCGTTTATTGCGACACCAGTTTCTAGCTCCAGCGCCTTTGTACTCATATCTAAGAACCTGAATACATCGCCACCTTTACTATGTGACGCTATTGTCTTATTTGCAGAAACAGTGACTAAAACTTCACCTGTTTGTACTGCAACGACACGTAGCGAAACTGTTACTTGATCGACACGATATTGCTCGTTTACGCCGATCCCAAAATATCTGGCACCCACACCTCCAGACGTTATGTTTGAATCATATCCTACAATACCACCTTCAATAATTAATCCGGCAAACACTAGTGGTTTTAATACATTATCAATTTCTTGTTCTCCATCATATAATTCACGTGTAGAACGTATCAACTGTCTTTCTTTTATTAGTGAATCTAGTCCTTGTCTTTCTACGACTTTAAACCATTCTCCACCTCCTACAGCTTTCAAGGCAGAGATAACCCACACTTCAGCTCCTTGAGTTACAGCTGTAGACAGTTGTGAAAATTTTGTATTTGGTTTTCTCTGACCTGTCCTGTCAGGAAAATCATACACAGCAATTGTAATCTTTGGTTGACTTAGTTTTGGTATTGCATATAGACTTTCAATTGTGGGTGTAATTTTTGTTGTAGGCAAATCGCCATACAAAATATCAGGCTGATTCGTAGTCGAACAGCCCGCTAGTCCACAAAATAATCCAATCATTACCAACAATTTTATAAGCATACTAAAACTGAAAATCTCCTACTGGCACAGACATAGTGGTTGTTGTACCATCTGGCTGTGTGATTGTTAATGTAATCGTCTCAGTCGTTGTATCTTTAACCCAATAAATTGTGGAACCTTCTACTTCAGCAGTACCAGATGTAGGACACTCGCCTGTACACTCAGTACCAAACATATTATCAACTAACTGCTTTGATAGATTTGCATAGATACGACTTTCAACGTTCTTAATGAATTTGTTGATTGTAGTATTTTCTTCTTCTCGTTTCGCAGCCGCTTCAGCAGACTTTTGATCGTCTTTGATTTTGTTTTCTCTGTTATATCTTAATTGTTCTAAAGATAAAACATGTGTGCTGTATCCGTTGCCCGAAAATGACGGATTAGAAAATTCATGTACCATCTCGCTAGACCGTGTATCGGTTATGACGGAAACAAACGCAAGTGTACCTAGGATTAAAAATAGTGACCTCATACACACTATTTATAAGTCTGTATCTTGCTTTTTGTTTTTCTCTTTAAGTTCTAAGGCTGTATTGAGTTTGGATCTCAATCGAATTATATCGTTGTCTAGCATACGTACTCTGTCAATCAGAGCAACCAATGTAGTCATTGTCGTATCTAGTTTTTCGATGATTTGTGTGGTGACATATTGATAGATGAACCAGATGAAATATCCCATAGCAACAGCTGCCAGTGTGGCGAAACCGTACTGCTCGAGTATTTGTAATATGTCCATTTTAGTCTTTTCTGGCGTCTTCTTTTCCGTCAGACCTACTCAGTCTGTCCATATCTGGTTTCAATCCTAAGGCATGTGACACCAGCAAATCAAGTTTAATCATATCATGGTTCATAGTTTTAATTCTATTGTCTAAAGATGCTATAATACCAGTAATGGATTTAACTTGTCCTACAACGCCTGCAAGGATATAAGTTAAAATTACGTATATGAAAATACCCATAGTCACAGCAGCTGCGACAGGCAATCCAAATTTAATCAGAATATCAAAGAATAATTCCATATGTCTATTTATAAATTAAAAAGGGGCGCCGAAGCGCCCCTCAAAGTAAAACAGGAGAGAATGTGGATTAGTCTTCTTCTACTAATTTTGAGAAGTAATCCATAGTGTCATCGTCACCACTGTCGTCAAATGACTTAGTAGGTGCGCTAGACGGTTTTGTTTCACTTTTCACTACAGGTGCTGATTCCTCATCATCAACGGTGGGAGTTTCAATTTTATCAGCTGTTGTAGTGTTTCCAGTTCCGAATACAACTTTCTCGTATCTCGCTTTTAGAGCATCATATGATTTGAAGTTGCTTGGATCTGAAAACTCTTTCAAAGCAAATTGTTGTTTCCAAGTTGCTTCAATTTTGTCATCGTCTTCAGCAAGTTTCGATGGTGATTCAAATTCTGATTTGTCATAGTTCCAATAACCATCAACTTTTCTGATTTTCAATTTGAAGTTTGCACCTTCCCAAAAATCAAATGGGTTTAAAGGTTTCTCATCTTCAAATGCTGGCTGCATCGCTTCAGTAATCTTGTCAAAGATTTTCTTACCAAACTTGAACAGTTTGATTTGACCTTCGTTCTCAGGATTCTTAGGATCAGCAACTACCATAATATTAGTATAGTATGTTAGTTTTCTTTTTCTCTTACGTGCAATCTCTTTATCAGATTCTACACCAGAGTTCCACAGTTTACTGTTTTCCTCAGACACAGGATCTTTTTTGTTCATTGTCGTAAGTGAGTTTTCGATGTACCAACCACCAGGACCTTGGAAAGCATGTGACCATACTCTTGCCCATGGTAATTCTTCACCTTCTACTGCCGGCAAAAATCTGATTACAGCATAACCGTTACCTGACTTATCAAGTTCTGGTCGCCAAAATCTTTCGTCTTTGCTAGAGTTTTGTGTTGTTGCTGGTTTGTTAAGTACTTCTAACTCTTTAGTTAGTTTGTCGAAATTGCCTCGACTTCTTTTTAGTGCTTCGAATGACATTGTATTTTTCTCCGTATATATCGTATGTTATTGTATTGTCGTTCTTATCCACGTATTGCATAATATAAAGTCTTATTATATCAGGTTTCAACTCTTTTGTCAAGGGTTAAATCTAATATATTTTTATTTATAAGGGAAATGGTAGTATATTTAAGATTAATACACTCAAACCACTCATCTAATTCACTGTTTACTTTGTCAGTTCCTAGTGGTTTTTCATTCACTTTATAAAAATCGATATCAGAATACACTGTGAAGTTTGCCTTATAATGTTGTACCCAATTGACTGGATCGACAGCATTAATATCATCCTTCTCATAATGTAGTGTATTCTTGTACATATTGTTAAACTTGTTTGTGTTAGAATATAGATCACATCCAATCATATAAACCTCTGTAGGTTTCTCTACGTTACATGCTATATTTAAAATCGTAGGACCTGCTGACCAACCCATATCTCCTGTTGTGCCATTGTTTAAGTTCATGTAATCACCAATCGCTCTCACTTTGTCCTCTTTACGTAACCATGTAATGAATAGTATATTGGAACCTATACCTTTATATTCTCTTTCTTCTTTGAGTACCTTATCACCCCACGTTGCAGCTGAACCATGTATTACAAATTCTTCACCATCACGTTTCTCACTCTCTATAATTTTAGGTTCTTCACCATATTGATTTTTCATATCAAGTTTGTATGTGTTGACTATATCGTCATATAACATACTTGGTATAGATGACCAGTCTCTAAAGTAAACTGTATTCTCAAACGCATAACCACTGTTGTAAATATCGTGCATGATACCAGGATCAACACTTACTAATCCGTCTGGTGTGAAGTCTCTATACAAACCATTACATCCATATATCTTACCATGGTTTTTTAACTTTGTCAAGTCAAAACCTTTACGACTTTCACCATTACCGATTAGAAATAATTTACTGGACATTTTTATTCTCACTAATATATTTAATTACATTATAGTGTGGTCGCCAGCACAGAGAAGTTAACCGTGTTATATCCGCTGTATTATCCACACGTTCTAACGTTGTATCGCCTTGTACTTTTTCCACATCTAACCCAAAGTGATCAATAATGTCTAATACTTTTACTGATTGTCCTGTACCAACATCTGCAATACCTGTCATATTTGGTGCTAACATAAATGTTTCGATTGCTGACACTACATCATATACATGAATAAAGTCTCTACTGAAATTGATGTTTGCATATTTTAATTCGTTACGTAGTATTCGTGGTATTAACATATCTGGTCTGCCACCTGGACCATACACTGTGGTAAATCTCATACCAAGAGCATGTGGTGGAGCAATCATCTCCATTGCTCTCTTACTTAATGCATATGGATTTGCCCATGGTTCTGCAGCTGTACTTGATGATGCATATAATATTCTTGTGTTTGGAAATGCATCAAACAGTCTCTTAGAATTTTGTACGTTGTTTGTCCAATACTTTGTAGGATTTGTTAAACTATCTCTTACATTAGCACTACCTGCTAAATGTATTACACAATCTATATCTTTGTAGTTTAAATCACAGTCTGTAATA